CATCAATATGGACTAAAGACATTTTATTATAGCCTAATCAATAAAGCTGGCGCGAAGGTCACGGAAGAAATACAACAAAATGTTCAGTCTGTGGTAGAACAAGTCAGCGAAGAATATTGCGAGAGTTGCAAATTATAATATGTTAATTGTTCGGGATAATTTTTTGTCACCTAATGAATTAGAGTGGTTGCAAAATATTGCGTATAAAAAATCACAAGAAAGTTATAATATTGCTACAAAAGGAGTAAACAACGCAATAGCAAAATTTTATACTGAAGATAAAACAGCATGGGACTTTTCCTATAACGATATAAATGGTGATTTAACAATGCCTTCATATATTTTGGGAAATCAAATAAGTTCAATTGTAAATCAAATTAGCACTGTGGTAGCAACGCACGATGATAGTTTAACCAAGCAAGATTTGGTAAACTTATATTTTATGTATCAAATTAAAGGATATGAGGTACCTAAGCATAAAGATAGAAGATTCCTCTCAACGACAGCAGAGGAGTTAAGTAAAATATATAAAGCGTTCCTTTTCTGTAACAAAGATTGGAACAAAGAATGGGGAGGCAGTCTTTGTTTTAATCACGGATCATATTTGCCAATACCCAATAGGTTAATTATTTATAGTAATGATGAGGGACATTGGGTAGAAAAAGTAACAGAAAAAGTAAATAACAATTTACGTATTATTTTTGGTTTAAGATTTAGGAAAGAAAAAAATGAGTAAAGAACAATATAATTTAAAAACTAAAACTGATTATTTGAATCGCAAAATGTTTTTGGATCCAAAAGGTCCAGTAACCATTCAAAGATTTGAAGAAGTAAAATATAACAAACTACAGAAACTAGAACAAACAGCAAGAGGTTTCTTTTGGGTTCCAGAAGAAGTTTCACTAACAAAAGACGCAAATGATTTTAAAGAAAGTAGCGAAGCAGTAAAACATATCTTCACAAGTAACCTACTACGCCAGACTGCACTTGATAGTTTACAAGGTCGTGGTCCTAGTCAGATATTCACGCCAGTAATTTCATTGCCAGAATTAGAAGCACTCGTTTACAACTGGACATTCTTTGAGACTAATATTCACAGCCGTAGTTACAGCCACATCATTCGCAATATCTATAATGTGCCTAAAGATGTTTTCAATAGCATACACGATACAAAAGAAATCGTTGATATGGCAAGTAGTGTTGGTAAGTATTATGATGACTTACATTTGCTCAATTGTAAAGTTGAAGCAGGTGAGAAGGTAAAAGAAAGCGAACATATCAAAGCAATTTGGTTAGCACTCAACGCAAGTTACGCACTAGAGGCGTTCCGCTTCATGGTAAGTTTTGCTACAAGCCTAGCAATGGTTGAGAATAAGTTGTTTATCGGTAATGGCAATATTATTAGTTTGATATTACAAGACGAGTTACTACACAAAGAATGGACTGCTTGGTTGATCAATCAAGTTGTCAAAGAAGATAGTCGTTTCGCAAAGGCAAAAGAACAATGCGAAAGTGAAGTATATCAAATGTATATGGACGTTATCCGTGAAGAAAAAGATTGGGCAGACTATCTATTCAGTAAGGGTAATGTTATTGGATTGAACGCAAATATTCTAAAAGATTTCGTTGATTATACAGCCGCCACAGCACTCAAAGAGATTGGTATCAAGTACCAACATCACGCACCAAAGATCACACCGATCCCTTGGTTCAATAAGCATAGTGATACGAGCAAGAAGCAAACAGCATTGCAGGAAAACGAAAGCACTAATTATGTGATTGGTGTTATGAGCGATCAACTAAATTATGACGACCTACCGTCATTATAATATATAAAGTAATAAGGAGAATATATGCAAGCAGTAATATGGAGCAAGGATTTTTGCGGCTATTGCGACCTAGCCAAAAGACTACTAGAACAAAAGGGCATCAAGTACGAAGAACGCAAGATTGGTAGTGGTTGGACAAAAGAACAATTATTAGAAAGTGTACCTACAGCACGAACAGTACCGCAGATATTTTTGGATGATAAACTTATCGGTGGACATGACGATTTGATAAAATATTTCAATGAGGTAAAATAAAATGGATATCACAAAAGACGAGATTTACACATTCAAACTAAACAGCGGCGAAGAATTGATAGCTAAAGTAGTTGCTGTGTCAGATACACACTATACCATATCAGAACCAGTCAGTATTGGTCCTAGCCCGCAAGGTGGTCTTGGATTAGTCCCTAGTTTGTTCACCTATAATAACCGAGAAAATGTCAGACTAAATACTAGTAGCCTAGCACTAGTAGCCCAAACTGACGATAATGTAAAGACGAAGTACATTGAAGCAACGACTGGTTTACAAGTGCCTGGTAAGAAAGTATTACTAGGATAAGGAAATGTCCGGAAAAAAACTCAGTAGAAAAGGGGACAAAAATACAACAGGTGGAGTATTACAACAGGGATGTAATACAGTTTTTGCTAATAACAAACCAGTAGCGACACATCCTAATAAAATTACCCCGCATAGTCCTCCTTCGCCTAGCATTCATAAAAATGCAGTCACTACAGATGGTAGCCCTAGTGTTTTTGCTGAGAATAAACCTGTTGTACGTGTTGATAGCAAAAATAATTGCGGTCATAAAATTGTTGAAGGAAGCGAGAACGTTTTCGTTCCATAACATATGTCAGATACAGGTATACAAAGCCCCTTAGGTATAAATGTTACAGCCTCAATGATACTTAATGAAGGCTTAAGTATCAATCCTGTTGCTCAACGTTTAATAGGCTCAAGCAAAACTAATAGTGAATATACTCCTGGATCAATCATCAATGATACATGCTTATCTTGGGTTACTCAAGCGGTTCAAGCAGCATATTATAGTAATGGTTTTAGTGAAGATGGATTAAATCCTACTGAAGTAGTTGCTGATTTAGTTGGAATAACAAATTATCTAGGTATATTAACAGTTAAAAAAATTAATAGGGGCGGAATAATTCCTAGAAATTATTTTGTAACTGATGATATGGCAGTCATATTGCCCAGCAGTCAAATGACGGGACTTGGTGCCAGATTTGAAATTACAGAAATCGGCGACACTGATTGGGCTTTACAAGATATAGATGGGCAACCACCATTCAGTGAAGATATGAAGAAAAATGCACAGTATGTGATTGCTGTGCAACCTAATCCAGATACAGGCATCGTTACTAATTTTATGCCTTTTGGTGCCCCGAATAATGATGTAGGTACAGTATTTCAATGTACTGTAACAGAACCTGCTATACCAGGATATAAACAAGGTCAAGTTAAAAAATTAGGTTATAGTGTCGGCACGATGATTAGATCCAACGGTAGTGGATTAAATTATCCTATAGAAGGAAAAGGCAAGGCATCATCATTACAATTTTATATCGGTAATTTGATTTCCGGTGATGGCAACACTCCAGGCAGCCAATGGCAGGTATATTTCTTAGACCCAGGCACAGGCGCACCAGGTAAATGGTGTTTAAATTATACACCTGATGTTGCTGAATACATGAATTTTACAGATTATACGTTTAGATTTTATGTAAATAATCTAACTTATTATAATTCTAACATTGACAAGGCTACATATGATAATTTGTTAGCGATGGGACAAAGTAGAATACCGGCATTATCAAATAGTCTACCACCGACATATCTTGTTAATGATCCAAGTAATGTATGGCAAGGTCAAGCGACGAGCGGATATGCTATTGAAGGTGATGTTGGTCAAGGACAAGAAGCAACTTGGTTTCCCTACAATACCGATAACAATAATTATTCTGTGACACAATGGGGCTTTTTACGTTGTCTTGCTTTACAAGCATGGAATGTTTTCAATTGGCAAGGTTCAAGCCCGCTTGATGAAAATCCCGAATATAAAAATTATGCTACACAATTTTTAAACTTAGATGGGTTTATTGAACAATCTAACAAAGCAATTTTTTCTTTAAGAAACTCAGTTAACTTCCTAGAAGGTACATTCAGTAATATGAATGATTTAATTACCGGTGACATTACTGGAGTCAGTTTATCAACACAAGCATTTGGACAAGACTTGACTAACTTAGGAAGAGCATTGAATTTAAATGAAATTAGTACATTTGGAAAACCAAGCGGGTTACTTAAAACTTTGTTGATAGAAAATGCATTAACTCAGGCTGTAACATTAGCGTTGCGTTCAGCAGGATTGACCCAGCAAGAAATTGTTGATATTTCTCAAAATTTAATTACTGCTAATCAAAAACAAGAATTACAAATATATTCAGCATTTTTAGTTATAGGAGAAACGGATCTAAAACCAATATTAAAAATATTACAATGCAAGACAAAAAAACTTGTAAGATTGGCAGACTTATTAGATGTTAAAAAAATGTTTCCTATAAGTTATACAAGTTTAACGGTACCGATTTATAACACTTCTCCTGGACCTACTAATAGTAAAACATATTACTTACTGTATGTTGACCGCGAATTGAACCCTCAGTTGTTATTGCCAAAAATTAAAGAAATAGTAGGAACAATAACTCCTCCAGAACAACCGCCTGTTGTAGAGCCGCTACCGATAGTTCCTATAATAGAAACAGCGAGAGAATTGTTGGCACCTGCAGTTCCTGTTGTGGATGCTCCACCGCAGCAAGTTGTAGATTTAATACCTACAACTCTACCTCTTCCAGAAGTACCAGCCCCCGAACCTCCAGTACCGGCACAATTGCCTGTTCAAGAACCTATTCAGATAGGAGGTGGTGGAGGTTGCGTAGCACTAGAAAGTTTTGTACCATTAGTAGAGACAGAGAAGAAGCACAACAATCGCCCAATCACTAATGCATGGATGCTAGAAAGTGGTATAAAGATTAGTTTAGGTACAGAACAATTAGAGATCGTAGATGGCAAGGTAGTCAAAACATTAAACGATTATCAGCCTTGTGTGCGTATTAGCACGGCAGATGGTATAACACTTGTATGCAGTACAACTGCTCCTATATTTACAAAAGACAAAGGATTTATTCCATCAACACAAGTATATGGACAACGTGTAGCAGTCATGCGCAACGGACGTACTTGGTACGATGAAGTTGTTGGACTAGAAGATGTTGGTATGAAATTTGTGCGTGTGATTGACGCAGGCAATAATAGTTTCTGGGCAGGTGAACGTCCAGGATCCTATATACTACACCATAACGTACCAATCAATGATGATATGACCAACGCGAAGAACTAATATGGCAGATCAATTAAATTTTAATTTACCCCCGGAAGGATTTGATAGTTATCTTGCGGGAATATTACCTGAAAATTTAGGGGTAGCAGCAGGTGCATTTTCTACAAGTATGCAACAAGTTAAAAATATTGACACTGTAGATATTCAAACTTTTGCAAAAACGGTTTATAGTCTAGAAACAAATAATGGATTACCATTAACAAACGGAACAAATGTCCCTACAGATGCTTTTATAACTGACGCTGCATTAAGAAAAGTTGCGCTGGGCTCAGGATTATACGGAACATATACACACAGTGATTTTATAGGTTCAATGACCGCTTTGCCTTATCCATTGCAGGATATCTATAATGGTATCAAAGAATTGCAAACTGATACGTTAATAAACATTTATAAAGAAATTTGGGAACTTTGCACTTATAGTAGGGCCATTATCAATATCACATTTAGTCAACTGGACGAATTTAACAATCCATTACCTCCTGAAGAATTTAGAATTACAGGTGCGAGTGTACTATATCCAGGTGGAGGATATGATCCAAATAGTCCTCCTCTTTTAAAACAAGAACAAATTCAACCTACTCCACAAATAGGTACATTGACAGTAGGCAGTGATCCAAATGATCCAGCTACATATAAAAGAATAACAGGGGTAACTTTGCTCCCTGCCTATCAAGATGCAATTATCACAGGAGCATTGATACCTAGAGTTGTCCCCGATCCCCCACCTGATGCATACGGAGATATTGATGATAGCGGCGCATGGGCAGCAAGACAAGCAAGAATCAATGAATTGATAATTGAAGCAGATGCAGAGATACAAAATATATTGACAAGCAGTTCAGAAAACTTTGCTAAAGCAAAATTGTTAAATGCCAATTGGTATCAATTAGGAACATCACTTAAAATTGAGCAAAGAGCAAGATATACTGCAATACCGCCGGTGCCGATACCAAGAGATCCGTGGTTAGCACTATATCCTACTGCATTGTATAACTTTGTAGATGCTCTACCCACTCTTGCAGCAAATACTATGCCGCATGGACCTGCACAATCTCTTGAAATGTTATCAGATTTTTGTAGTGTAGGTGGTCAAAGTTTAGTTGGCATGATGCGTCAAGAACGTAATCAAGAACGTTTAGCAGAGATAGGGATCACATTGGATAATAATATACCTAATACAATGAGTCCTGAAGACCAAAGACAAATATTAGCGAACGGAACAAAATGTGGAGCGACCCAGGATACTGTTGATGATGATGGAAATATAATTCCTGGAGCAGGTATACAAGCAGATAATGGATTGTCGTTTACTATGCCTGCGTTTGCTGCTACAGAAAATTGTGACAATCAAATTTTAAGTCCTGTTAAAACAACAGTTTATGACAATGAAGAAGGGGCACTCAGAAAATTTCAAGACAGTAAACCAGGCACTATTGCTCCATTGCTAGAAAATCCTCCCTGCAATGCTATAGCAGGACCCACTATTCCTATAGGTGAATCTGTATTATTGGGCACCGGTATACCAAGCATTACTGATGATGAAACAGCAAATGTTGTCCCGATTTTACTAAACATTGATTTTATAAGTGGAACATTATTACCGTCCCAATACGATGTCCCCGAAGCAATTGATAATGTTATTGAATGTAATTGTGATTGTTGGATACAATAGTTACCCAAAATAGTTGTGTAGATTCATCGTCTAGTATACGATAACTACTTAATGTATTACCTGAAGTTAGCCAACTAACGTAGGAGAAACAAAATGGAAAAATCGTTGAGAGGAATTAATCTACTCATCGGGCTTGTCATAGTTGTGTTACTAACCAACTTTGTCATACTCAAGAAAGTAGATGATCTACAAAAACGTGAGATTGATCCAGACTATATGACTGCTAGTGAAGTAGAAAAAAGTCTTGATTGTCTTGCCATGAATGTGTACCGTGAAGCAGGTCATGAGCCGTTTGAAGGCAAAGTGGCTGTTGCCCAAGTTACACTCAATCGTGTAAACAGCAACAAGTTCCCGCGCGATGTATGCGCCGTTGTTTACCAAAAGACAAGATTTACTGAACGTGTGATTTGTCAGTTCAGTTGGTATTGCGATAGTAAACATCGTAATCGCCCGGTGAACGATGAAGCATACGAAGAAAGTTATCGTGTTGCTAAGATGGTATTCTTAGAAGATTTCAGACTGGAGAGCATTCGTAATGCGTTATACTATCACGCAGACTATGTTAATCCAAACTGGAAGTTGAAGCGTATTGCTAAGATTGGTACTCATATTTTCTACGAGGGATAAAATGAAAATTTCATTTAGTGTGTTGAAAGAAATGGTTGTTAACTTTGTCAGTAAACTTTGGCTTGAGTTCAAGTCAAGCATACGTCAAGTTAGTATTGACGGCATCGGTTGGACTGGGCTCATCGCATTACACGCAGTCACTATTCCAAGTTTGTTTGGATTGATGACTGGTCTTACTGATAACACGCCACCTATTGATATGGTTATTATTTTGTGGGCAGCAATGGCATTGTTCTATATCAAGGCTATTCTTGAAAAGAATGTTGTCAGTCTTGTGATTATCGGTCTAGGCTTCATCATGCAAAGTATTTTGATGGCTCTAGTTTTCTTTAAATAGTTAGTGTCTGATAATCCTTTTAAAAATAATTCGGCTAAAGGAGTAGAGAGTTTTGATGTAACAGTCGGAAACTCTCTAGTCTCCTTTTTTAATCGTAATGTTAGTAACTACCCTACAGAAGTAGGTGCGCCTAAATTTGATTTAGTTCCCGTAACTAAACAAAAAGATATTATGATCAATGTGGCTAGATTACATGCTAGTCAAGAATATGATCGTATCATGGAACTTGTCAATGTACTACAGAAACAAGCACAACAGATACAAAGACGTTTACAGTTAACTGATATGGTACATGGTGCTGAATACAAATTTCAGTTGTATCACAATCAATGCTATTGGTTAGTATGGGATACTTATAAAAATAAATCAATACTTACACCATTAGGACCTAATGACTGGCATGCTAATAAACCAGAAGAGTATGAATACTTTTGTAGAGTAAAGTGGTTAGGTGATTATACATGGATAGAGGTTAACGAAGATGGAACTGACGGAATCAAAACACTTTGATTTAGAATACGAAATGATGAACAGTGTTTGGTTTCGCAATAAAGTACGCGAAAGTGAAAGTTACGCACAGAACCTTTACGCAGCCATGTGTAATAATGAGTTTGTAAAAAACGATGTATGGCCTATACTAGAGGATAAACGTTGGGGTTGTAGCTGGCGTTATGCAGGTGGCCTCGTCGCCGATTTGCGAGAAGAAGGGGACTACTTAGATTGGTATTGCAGCGGTATACAAGGTGTTACCTATGATACTGTAAAAGATGAAAAAATCTTTAGAGAAAAACAATATGTAGCAGAGGGTGCTGTGACGGATGAAATACGACACGATCTATTAAAATTAGGCTGGATAATCATAAATGACTAAATACACTCTATGATTGATCTTAAAAATTCAGGTAACGGTCGTAAATTAATTAAAATGATTATGGGCCAAACAGGTAAAAAAATGCCATGGTCAAAAGATAACCAATATCTGCAATTAAAAAAACAAAAAAACAGCAAAATAAAAAAATAACTTATGATAGAAAGCCCATGTATCGGTATTTGCCGACTTAAATCAGGTATTTGTATTGGCTGTTTTAGGATAGCAAAAGAAATCACTAAATGGTGGGACGCCACGCCTGAAGAAAAGAAAGAAATTAATGAAAGTGCTGCAAAAAGAAAAAAGGAATTTGAAGAAGGGTAATTGCCACAACTGTAATCCAGTTCAAGGTAGAAAGACCTTCTCTGTCTATAATATTTTTGTTTTTTATTTGCCCTTTTGTGTGTTAGTATGGGCAATTGTTGATCAATTTTTTGTATAAATAATTTCTTTGGCACAAGGACTGTGCTAATATATACTGTACTCATTATAAACCTATAGGAGAATAAAATGAAAACAGTCGGAGATAAGTTAGATTCATTTGCATTGACAGGCGTAAAGCCAGGTGTGTTGACCCCAGACAATGCATTTGAAACAATCACAGAAAAGAGTTTTGAAGGCAAGTGGAAGGTAATCGTTTACTATCCAAAAGATTTCACATTCGTCTGCCCAACTGAAATCGTTGCTTATGACAAGTTGAACAAGGATTTCGCTGACCGTGACGCTGTGTTGTTAATTGGCTCAACAGATAATGAATTCTGTAAGTTGGCTTGGCGTAGTGCCCATGAAGATTTGAAAAAGACTAACAGTTGGATGTTCGCTGATACTGCCCGCGGCGAAGGTTGGGAAGGTGATATTCGTGGTCTAGTTGATCAACTAGGCGTATTCTATGCACCAGCAGGTGCGGCATTACGCGCTACTTTCATCGTTGATCCAGAAAACGTCATTCAGCATGTTACTGTAAACAACTTGAACGTTGGTCGTAGCCCAGAAGAAACATTGCGTGTTTTAGACGCTTGCCAGACAGGCGAACTATGCCCATGCAATCGCTCTATCGGTGGCGCAACACTATGAGTAATTGGGTAGAAAGAGTCAAGGAAAGCATTCCTGACCATAGTAAAGATGTTAAGTTAACATTTGATAATGTTTTCAAATCCACCTTACTAGACCCAATAGATTTACATGCTTGTGCATATGCTGCCGCCATCTCAGCAGGAAATGGCGAGTTAGTATTTGCTATTGAAAGCGGTAGTATTTTGTCTGAAAATGACACTGTAGTAAATGCAGCAAAGACTGCCGCTAGCCTTATGGGTATGAATAACGTTTATTATCCTTTTGTTGAGATGACAGAAGATATTGAACTTAAACAATTACCAGCAGGCATTCGTATGCAGGCATATATGAATCATGCTGGAGTATCCAAGAAGCAGTTTGAGATGTATGCATTATGCGCTAGCATTGTTGGCAAATGCGCACACTGCGTAAAAAATCATTATGATGTATTAAAGAAAGAGGGTATGACTACTCAGCAATTGCAGCACGTAGGTAAGATTGCCGCTGTAATTAATGCTGTAGGTAAGATTGCTCCTACTTGATACCTATAAGCATAAATCTATTATACTTAAAGTGTCCGTAATTAATTTCCTTTGTCCCTTCATATA